ATTAGAAGCTGTTCAACTGACGGTTCGTGCTTGTCTTTTTCAGCATCCATTCTAAATCTCCAATAGTTATACTGTCTAAGTCCACGCCTTTACGAATTAATTTTTTTATATTTTGCCTAGCCCATCGGCAAGTATAAAATGATAAGTAGTTTGTACCTCTAGCTAATATGTATTCTTCTTTAGGTAATAAAGTTTTATAATTTTCAAGAGTAACTTGTTCTTGCTCCTCGTCACTTAGCAGACTTTTAACCCACTCAACCAACAAGCTATCTACTTTGTTATCAATTTTTTTTAATGTTTTCTTTCTCATATTATTTCTTCTACTCTAGGTAAAGACCTAACGCTAGTAAGATACTCTATACCCTTAGCATATTTAAACATACGTAAGCCCTTACCATTGTTAGTATCACTGTGACATTCTATTTTGTGTGAGCAGTACACGCAGCCCATAGGTAGTTTCATGTTGCCTTTAGTACCTGCTGGTATAGGCTGATAACATTTGTCAGGAAGCTCCTGTATACTAAACATCTCTATTAAATCGTCTATTCTAGCTTCGACATTAGGTTTGTCTAGTTCTTCTGGCTGATACAAAGCAACCTCTCCAGACTCTTTGTTAATAGCTAAGAAACCACCTTCATTCGTACCTTCTGCTTTCTCATAACCAGCAAGCTGATACATGTAACCAAAAGGATCATTCTCTCTAAGAGTTCCTTGCTGAAACTTTTTAAATGAAAAGCCAGAAGCACTCTTAACATCTATAACCTCGCCATCAATCTTACAGTCCATATGACCTTTGATGTTTTTAACATTAACTTCTTTTTGTTGGTCAGTAACTTCGTGACCTGCTAGTTTAACTAAAAATAAAAGCAGCTCCTCAAGTATGTGACCATACAAAAACTTAATTAAAGTAGCTGCGTCAGGCGGGGAACTTTCTTTATACTTATCTGCGTAGTATAACTGTCTTGAAGGTTTACCAATGCTCGACATCCGAAGGACAGAATTGCTTCTATCCCTCGGAGTTGCCCATTCAATTATAGCATTACCTATGCCTGCTGTAACATCAGCTAACAGCTCATCAGGTATTTGTTTTTCTCCTATATTTAAATCAGATACAGTATCATATATATCATTAACTAATGTTGATAAGTTTTTCTGCGTAGAGTTTTTCATAGAAGTCTGCAACCTTTCTTATTTGTGTAGGTGTAGCTTGGTTCTTAATTGAGTTAGCCATCATAGATACTACCATAACATTGTCAGGTTCATACCCTCTATTGTTATCAATCCTGTCTAGGCTTGGAGAGTTCTGCCAGTTGTCTGACCCGACCTCAAGCATAGTACCTAGTATGGGGCAATGTGTACTTACATGTATATCATCAACAGTTAAGTCAAAGAATATGTTTCTTTTTCTTGCTCGCCTTTTAGCAGCCCTTAGTATAGATAATTTATAATCTTTACTCTGCGGATTAGATTCAACAAGATCATATCTTTCTTTTCTAGTCATTGCTATTACGTTAGTGTGTGTCACTCCAGTTATCTCCTATTTTATATTCAGCATCCATCGGACACTTTAGTTTATAGTATACACCAGCTTCTACAATGGAGTCAACCGCCATAGAACCTAGCTTATCTACGTCATTCTCCCAAGTTTCTATCTGCCACTCGTCATGCACATTTGCTACAACGTGAGCATCAATGTCGCTCGAAAGTAATTTATTATTAAGTATAACCAAAGCTCGCTTCATAACGATAGCTCCAGCACTTTGCAGTAAAGAATTTAATGCAGCATGTGAGCTACGTATAAATACTTTACGTCCATCTAGAGCTTTGATGTAACCTCTTTGATCTGCTTCTCTCTTAACTCTATTTCTAAAAGACTTAAGTGATGGGAAATTATTGAGAAAAGATTGCTTAACTCGTTTACCTTGAGCTTTGTTTCCTCCAACCACTTGTCCAATCTTTGCATCTCCTGCTCCGTACAAGAATGCATAGATGAAAGTTTTAGCCTGAGATCTTGATTGCAATCCCGCCCTTGCTTGATTAGCTGTGTGTATGTCTCCGTTGAGTATGTCATTTATAAACTCCTTGTCATTAAGATAGTGTGCAAGCATCCGTAGCTCAAGACCACTAGCATCCACACCTACTAACTTATAGCCCCTAGGAACTGTCCAGCAAGCTCTACACTCCTTACCGTAGGGAGATGATAGGCTAGGTATCTGAGCCATGTTAGGGTCACGGTGCGACATTCTGCCAGTAATAGTACCATTAGATATAACTGAGCCATGCACTCTGTCACCATCTAAAAAAGATAACCACGACTGTATTTGCGCTATCCGTTTCTGTAACATTAAATAGTTAGCTATCATTGCTGCTTCGGGTATGTCCTTAACAGTAGCTAGTATTTTCTCGTCAACCTTTGGCTGCCCTGTAGGTGTAAACACTTTAGGCTTCCAACCAAACTCCTGTAAGTATGTACCTATCTGCTGTCGAGAACTTAAATTAAATTCTTCCTTTGCAGTTCGTACAATCTCTGAAGCAGTACAATCTTTAAATATATTATACTCCTCATCAGACAGTCTGGCTTGCTTGCCATCTTTATCTATACCTAACTTACGTAACACTCCATCATGTGTGTGCTGTGGGTAGATTACCCTTTCATTTATCTTAGGAGTAAATGTTTTATGCACAACCTCTTGAGTGCTGTTAAGCTCACTGGTCAGTTCCTCCAACAACTTGTTAGCTTTATCTTTATCTAACATAAAGCCATAGTCTTTTTGAGCTGTAGTAATTTTATAAGTATCCATCTCAACATTAACACTTTCACCAGTGAATCCCCTGCTCTCACGTTTAAGTTCTTCATAAACTTTATAGTTTAAGAATACATCCTGAGCGCAGTACTTCATCATCTCTTCTGAGTATCTAGTATAGTCATCGAACTCTATCTTAGGAAACTGTAACTTGTATCCCCAAGCCTGTAAGCTATGCGATGCTCGTACTGGATTAAACAATCTAGAAAGCACTAGTGTGTCAACTAACTTCTTATCTGATAAGTCAGCGTTCAATAACCTTTTGACTACTGGTATATCAAATCCAATAATGTTATGACCAATTAACTTATCTGCTTCTTGTAATAACTTAACTCCTTCACTTAGTTTCTTTGGATTAAAATTAAATTGCTCTTGAGTTTCAACATCGAGGACAGACATACAGTAAACTTTTGTAGGCTGTAACCCGTCAGTTTCAATATCGAATACTAAAGATTTCATAACTCATCTACCTCGTTGTCAGCATCAATGAATGTTTCCCGAAGTCTACCAGTTTCTCTGTCATAAAGCAAGTGAGTACCCATACCTACATCACCAGTGTACCTAGATTTAAGTACCCTCATGTGTGTGGTATTAGCTTCTTCGGGGTCATCGGATTGCTGGTCACGCTCTAAAGCTATAACGCAATCAGATAACTGAGCAATACTTTGCGAGCCACGTAGGTGTGATAGACTTACCGAGATACCATTCTCATGTCCTCGATTACCATCTACTCTACGTAAGTGACTAACAAGTACTAGCCCTACACCTGTCTCCTCAACAATACTTCTGAGCCTAGTCATGATATTATCTATAGCCCTGCGCTCATCGCCTTCCGACATAGAGCTAACAAGCATGTGTAGGTGGTCTACGAATACCCACTTACAACCACAACCAACAATTAAAAATCTTAACTTACTAAAGATTTCATCAATGTTAGTAATGCCGAAGTGACTGTGTATCCACACCCTATCTTTATTTTCACCGCCATAAATATTATCAAAGTATTTATTAAGGTCATCTTCTGAGAACTGCTCACGCTCTTGGTCAATGTAAAGCCTAGCGTTAGCCTCGATTGAAAGTATACCGTCAACAGTACGCCTCCAATCTTCCTCTAATGCTATGATACCTACGTTGTCCTTGGTGTGAGTGATTAACCAGTGTTCTAACTCACGGGTAATACTAGACTTACCAAGCCCTGTACCACCTGTCAGTGTCACAAGCTCACCTCGTCTCATGCCGTATAGTTTTTTATTAAGACCAGCCCAAGGGTAGGGTATGCTCTCACGTTGCTCACGATTATTAAAGTCTAACTTCTGTTCAGATATATTAAGAACTCCTGATGGTGTATATAACTTCGCACCCCACCAAGCATCTACATAGGCTTGTGCCCGTTTAGCTCTGAGCATTTCGTTAGCATCTTTAAAGTCATCTGGCATTGTAAGTATCTTAGCCTTGCTAGGTGTTAGTAATCTAGCTACAGCCTTTGCACCCTCACGCCCTGCTTTATCATTGTCAAAGTTAATTACTACACAGTCAAACTTTTCTAGAAACTCCAGTGAATTTTTAACATCCCTAGCTGCTCCTGCTGCACCTGACTTAACACTAACTACAGGCCACTTAGAACCTAGTAATTCATACGCTGCCATCGCATCACATTCGCCCTCGACTAATGTAATAAACTTACCGCTATCTTTGAAAGCGGATTCACCAAACAGACCAGTGCCTTGAGAGCTACCGCGCCATGTAAAGTGTTTGCCTTCACCCCGAACCTTATAGCTTGTAACTTCTGAAGCTATGCAGTATGGGTAGAAGTGTTGGACTACATCACCATTCTGGTTTGTAGTTGATTTAACATTATATTTCTTAGCGGTTGCTAGAGAAATACCTCTGTCATTAAGAGCTAAGAACTCTCCTTCAATTTCATTTACTGAGTTTGTTCTATGCACTTTTATTTCCTGTACAATATTTTTATCTGCTCCTTCTTTTACTTCGTAGTCTGGTATTCGTTTATCGCAACTAAAACAATATGCACTACCATCATCGTTGACAGATACCGCATCGCTGGAGTCACATAAATAACATGGTTGATGGTACTTAACAAAAGCCATCGTGTAATCTCCTATAAAGTAAAGGCAGTTTACCGACTTGCCAAGGTCATTCAGTTAAGATGCTACTTGTTCTGCATCCTCTACAGTAGTTTGCATGTCCTCCGTTAGTTGGTCTTTTATTTTTATGTTTAATGTAATAGCAGCAGCCTGTAATATCTCTATCTTTCTATTAAGATTTTGTATATCTTTCTGCACTTCAACAAGTCTAGCAAACACTATCTTACCTTCATCAGTAAACTTACTAGCTTCGTAAGATACATCATCAAGTACATACGCTACATTACCTTCACTCATAGTTCATCCACCTCAGTTTCTAAATCTGTAATAGCGTCAAACTCATCGCCATCTCCTGAGCTGTACTGTACTAGGTCTATTACCTGTACTGCCTGTAACTCAAGACCTTTGAACGCTTGACCATTGCGGTTTATTTCCCACGGCTTGCACTGAACCTTAACCTTAGAACCATTACCAACAAGGCAATCAAGTTCGTTCTTGTTTTTATCCAGTAGCTTAGGAGCTTTACGCACCATACCATTAGGGCCATTTACATTACGCTTTATACTTATAGTTGGGCCTTCTTCTTTATCGAACTTAACACTAAAGCCTTTCTCTTTTAAGTCTTGAGCAGTATCTTTATCAACAACTAAATCGACAGAATACTTTGGCTCAAACCTAGTGTTAGGTGTAGTAATAGATGCCCAATAAGCAATGCCTTCATAAACCATATATAATTTCTCCTTTGGTTTTCTTCAGTTTGAGAGGGGAGTCTAGCACGAATCCACCTCGGTGTCAAGCATCTTATTATCAAGACACTTATGATTTATAAACATAGGAAAGCAATCAAATACAAACTGCTCTGTAATTTTATCAACATTTGTATAATTACATCTTCCGATTACAAAGTTTATAAATAATCTTTTTACTTGTGGGTGAGGACAAGGACACATAATATGCATCGCAAACATCTTAGCCCAACAATCTTCTATAAATATTTCTCTAGATATGTTTACTAGACTGTCCATGTCATCAACCATAGCTATTCTCCATAAGTTTTTCTAGTTCTTCA